GCCTCTCTAGCCGCCGCTGCCTGTGCGTCTAATTGTGCTTGCTGTATCGCTTGTTGGCCAGTTCCAAGTTGTGTTAATGATTGTATGCTTTGTTGCTCTAAAGTTGGCACCTGTGATGCTAGTGCTTGTTGATTTGCAATCGCTGCTTGTCTAGCAGCATCTGCTTGTAAAAAGCCTTGCTGTCTTAAGTTTGCTTCTAAACCTGCAAGACCTAATGCTGTCTCTGCATCAAACACTCCACGTTGCACACCTTCTCTACCACTACCAAAAGCTCTGGATGTAATTGCTGCATCTGCTATCGCTTGTCTTTGTATAGCTCTATCTCTTTCAAACTGTGCTCTAGTAGTATCAATCACTTGTTGTTGGAAAGGTGACATGAATGGGTCCATAGCAGCCGACACTCCTGCTGCTGATGTTTGACCTGTTGTTGGGTCAATGCCCGATAGTCTTAATGACTCTACAATAAATGGTTCAAAACTAGCAACACCCGTTCCAGCAGGTGCATCACTTATTGTGCCTGCAGGTCCACCAAATTGTAACTGTCCAAGTCCAGCAGCTGTGGCTGCTTGTTGAGCTGCTTGTTGTTGTAAAATATTTTGTGCTGCAACTTGTGGTGCAAACAATGATGTATCAATTGGATCGGCTAATTGTTCTTCTAAATCAGTTAAGAACCCAGCTCCAGCAGACTCGATAAAAGGTGCAGGTCTTTGTACAACTGTTTCTCTTACATCAAACTCACTAAACCCACCTGTGTTGTAACCAACACGACCACCTTTTGCAAACTCGTCTATATCAACTGG